CGTAGCTGCCTCTGGAGTGCCTCGGAGTTGCCCTCCTCGAGCAGCCGGCGGTAGTTATTCACCGCGGCCTGCTGCCGACCTGTGAGGCCTATGCTGTCCCTGAACATTCTGGCCTGATCGCGCGGATTGAGGCCCCGCCGGATGCCATCGGTCAGTGCCGAGCGCGTGGCTTCTCTCTGGTCTGCCGTGAAGTTCCTGATGAGGCGTAGTCGTTCCTGCTGCATGGTCCTTACAGCTCGATGATTGACCTGATCGAAGCCGATGACCGTGTCCAGGACGTCCTCCAGGAACTCGGCGCCCTCCTGACCGGCCAGTGTGAAGACGGCCGCGTACCCATCGGCCACCCGGATCGAGCCCGCTGCTGCGGCCGCCCGTATGGCGTCCTCGAAGCGTCCGGCCTCTATCATAGCCACGAGGTTTTCCACGGTGATCTCGTCCCTGGCTGCCGCGAAGGCATTGAGGATCGCCGTGCGGAGCTTGGGATCCGCCCGGTCGATCAAGGCCTCTAGGCGGCTTGCAGGGTCTGTTGCTGGTAGTGCCATTCGATCATCCTGTCTAGCTGGCCTCCGCCTCGAACTCGTAGACGGCTCCTGCGGGGTCAGCGGATACTAGCTCAGTCAGGTTCCAGGTGGTACCGTCTATCAGGGCCGTGTCGTTCACTTCCGGTGCCACGGTCCCGTTGGAGACCGTGTCCCCGAGGATGGTCACGACCGAGATGTTCTCCCCGACCAGAGTGCCCCCTCGGCGTACTTCTTTCGTCTCCACGAAGCCCTTGCAATTATACGCCGTCGTGGCCGGATTGTTACCCACCGTAAGGCTCCCGGGCGTGCGGGATCCGGGCGTGGTCTTGGTGAGGGTGCAGTCCCGGACGCCGCCGGCCGAGGCGATGCCGTCCGCCACGATGCCGGCTATGTCCAGGCCGAAGAGTTTCTGCGTCATGGCCTATTCCTTATGGGTAGCCTTCGCTGAGGCCCCAGTTGTCAATGTCGCCGAAGGCGCTCTCCCCGTCCGTGCCGGACGATAGCGCTCCCAGCTCGGAGCTGATGGATGACGCCTCCAGGAAGCACTTTATCATCTGGTAGGAGGTCTCCTCCTGCAACGGCTGTCCGGCGACCGGCTTGAAGAACTTCACCTTCGCCGAGCCCGCGCCCACCTCGCTGAGGTTGCTGCCGCTCGTGCCGTAGTCCGCCTTGGTCGTGTCCAGGGCGATCGAGCCGGCCAGGATGATCGTGGCGTTCTCGAGCTCCTGGGGCACCTCGCTGGTGCTCACCGCGGAGCCGTCCTTGTAGGACACCCCGGTCCGGGGCCACGCGTTCTCCTGGACGTCGTCGCCGCCCGTCTTCGTCCCCTGCCACGTGAGCAGGTCGAGGCGCCTCGTCGCGGCCACGAGGTACTTGCCCTTCTGGTCGTCCGTCAGCGCCTCCCAGGTGGCCTCCCTGACCGGGTCGATGTTGAGGTAGCTGTCCGCCTCGGCCACGCTTGCGTAGGAGGTGTAGTCCACCGTCTCGATGGTGATCGTCGTGATGCTCATTCGGTTATCCTCAGTTCGGGACCGGGTACTCGTCCGTGTCCAGCTCGTAGATCAGCATGTTCATGTTGGCGATATGGACCTGGCCGGAGATGTTGGTCAGTCGGATCAGGTAGTCGGTGTCGGCGGCCAGGCCGAACTCGAGGGACAGTCCGCCGGTCCCGCCGACGGCGTTGCCGCCCGAACCGCCGTAGATGATCGTGTCGTATATCTTGGTCCCGGTGTCCGTGACCGTCGGGTTGCCGGTGACGATCGACTGCAGCGTGCTGAGCCCGACCGCGCAGCGGCAGCGGTGGTAGGCCGGGACCGCCGCGCCCGCCGCGCTGTACGTCGGGGCCTCGAAGATCTCGCCGCGCGCGTCGCCGCCGCAGCCTCCCGAGATGAGGAACTGCGCCCGGATGTCCGCGCCCGGGGCCTGGATCAGGAGGTCAGACGTGCCGTCATTTGGCAGGGCCAAGTCCACCACGGAGACGTCGAAGGCCCGGCCGCGGTGGATCGCGGCGTGGATGCTGTCGATCGTCACCACGCCCCGCTCGAGCACCATGCCTATGCGGTTCTCGTCGTCCTTTGGGATTATCGCTAGGCTCATCGCCGTGGACCCCTACTTCCAGGTCTCTGCCACGACGCGGACGGTCATGTCGTCCGCCGCCGCGTCGATCGCCGCGCTGTCGTAGACGCGGATCGAGTACGTCGGGTCCAGCGCGAAGTTGCCCGGGAGCGGGACGTCGAGGACGCCGTTGACCGCCGTGGTCTCACGCGCATTGCCCTCTGAGAAGTTGTACGCCACCGTGCCGCTAGCCGCCTGCACCGCGCCGGCGTGGGCCTCGTAGACGACGTCTGAGCCGTCCAGTATCTGGACGGTCAGCTGCCTGTTGCCCACCGTGGCCGACGTGACCAGGCTGACGAAGATGCTGATAAGACGCCAGCGCTTGTCGATCGTGAAGGTCTTGTCGCTGTCGTCAGCGGTCGTGTCGTTCACCACGGTCTCGATCAGTGAGCCGGGTACGGTCTTCGAAAGTGCCATCTGGCCTACTCCCTTCCTTGTTGTGTTTCGTCCTCGGGGAGCTCTTCCTCCCCGTCCGTCGATCCCTCGACGGGCTGTCCGTCGCCGTCGGTCCCCGCGGTGTCACCCGCCAGGGCGGCGTCCTCCTCGGCCTCCATGAGCAGCTCAGGCGGCCGGGCCGGTAGACCCAGCATCTCCCTGACCGTCTCGATCGCGGGGTCACGCTCGTCGAGCGTGGCGCCAGCAGTGGCCATGTCCCTCAGGCTGGCCGTGACCTCGGCGACGTCCGTGTGGCGGACGGCCTCCGTGCCAGCGGTCGGCATCATCTCCTCCGGGAAGCCGTTCAGCTTCCACAGGGTGGTGAGCAGGTCGTCCTTCACGGACGCCTCGACCTCGGTGAGCGTGCCGTCCACCAGGAGGAAGAAGCTGTTCGTCTTGTCCTGGCTCAGCGCGAAGGACCCGGTGCTGTCGGACCCGAGCATGAGCTGCTCGACGCCCAGGATGCGGGCCATCTCGCGGTTGAGCCGCTCGATCGCCGACGCGTTCTCCGCGAAGCTGGTGGCTGAGCCCTTGAGGAGCTCGATGTCCCACATCTTCTGGCTGGACGGCGTCTCCTTGTCGTCCTCGCTGGTGTAGACCGCGCTGTCGAGCAGGAGCCCGAGCGACTGGGTCTTGATGTGGTTCTGGATGAAGGTGCGCATCGCCTTCTCGATCTGGACGCGCTGCTCCTTGCTGATGGTGCCGTCCTCGACCTGCTCCTGCAGCTCGGTGAACGGTCCGCGACCGATCGGGATGCCGCGCAGGTCGGTCTCGAAGCCGAAGCCCTCGAGCTGCTCGTACCGCGCCAGACGCTGGGACGGGGCGACCAGGTGCCTGAACAGGCCCAGGCCCTCGGGGCTGTCGCTCAGGGTGTCGTCGACCATGTAGAGGAGCTTCTGCCTCGGTAGGTAGAGCTCCTTCATGGACTGCGGGCTGCGCTGGATCGCGCCGAGCACGTTGCCCTCCACGTCGGTGTCCCACTTCTCGATCGTTAGCTGCGCCCTGGGGGCCACGTCGGCGAAGGTCAGCTTGCCGTCGTCCCGACGCCTCGCCGTCCACTCCTGGATGCTGAAGCCGTAGAAGCGGTACATGGCCGCGCGTCTGACGATGCGGTGCCACGGGGTCGCCGGGTCGTCGGTCAGCATCTCCTCGGCCAGCTCGGCCCACTGGCCGTCCGTGTCCGCCTCGGAGGGCGTGAAGGTCCAGTCGGCCTTGGCGACGAGGTTCAGGAAGTACCTCGTGCCCGCCGCCACGATGCTGGTGTTGGCTAGGATCTCGGAGTAGGTCGTGTACTTCTCCGACCCCGTCAGGGCGGAGTTGAGCTCCTTCTCCTGGATGTATCCTCCCCAGATCGCGGTGCCCGGAACGCCGATAGTCTTCGTTGGTGAAGGCTTCTTGTTCCCACCGCGTATCCTGGAGAGGAGGTTGTCTAGCGGCTTGGCCATGCGCGCTCCCTTACCTCTGTCGGTCTGACTGCAGTTTCCGCGACTTTATCCCAGAAACGACGGCATCGGCTACCGCCGTTTGCCGGACCCGTCCACCACCGATCCGCCGTGGATCTTCTTCCGCTTCTTCGAGCGGCGGTCGCCCTCTAGCCCGTACCGGATGCTGTCGATCGTGTGGTTGTCCTTGTCCTCGAGCTCGGGCAGGATCTCGTCCGTCTGCTTGTCCACCTTGTAGGAGTACAGGTCCAGCTCGTTCACGACGTGCTTGCAGTCGGGGTGCACCACGACGTCGTGGGAGTTGATGAACTCGATGCCCTCCTCGATGGACCTCGCCCCCTTGATGGCCCCCTTGATGTTGAAGCCCCGGTGGCGCAGGTAGCTGATGGTCTCGGGTCTGGCGCTGTCCGCGACGATCTGGCCGGACATGACGCCCTCGACGCCTTTATGCTTCCTCTTGTTCTCCCACCTGGGAGGAACGTGGCTGTCCGAGCCGGCGAACAGGCTCGGGATGTCGTCGATCTCGCATCCGATCTTCCACGCCTCCCGGGCGATGTACAGGGTGCGACCCCAGCGGTACATCTTGACCAGGACGGTCGGGTCGATCGAGAAGCCCCAGTCTGAGCCCCACCGCGCGACGCAGTCCTCCGGGACCTGGTCGTCCAGGTCGTCCTCCCTCCAGTTCTTGAAGACCCGCGCCTCGCTGAGCCTGAGCGGCTCGCCCTCCCAGACGTGCGCCCACTTGTCGCGGTCGCGCTCCTTCATCCAGTACATCTCCTCGCGGAGCACGCTCGGGAAGAAGGGGTTGTCCCGCCAGTTGACCTGCCGGACGATCGACCCCGGAGGGGGCGTGCCGCCAAGGAAGAGCTGGTCGACCGGGTCGCTCTCGTTCCGCCTGTTCCAGGAGAACCAGATCTCGGAGCCCTCCTTCCGCACGGTCGGGAGCAGGAGGTCCAGGCTGGCCTGGCTGACGCGGTCGGCCTCCTCGACCCACGCCCCGTCTAGGCCCTCCATGGACTTGATGCTGTCGGGGTTGGTCCTCAGGCCGGCGAAGAGGAAGTGGGTGCCGTTCGGCCCCCTGATGCCGTCCTTCGTCACGCGATAGGCGGCGCCGAGGCCGTGGTCGTCGATCTTGTCGCGGAGCAGCTGGTGCACGGAGGTGGCGAGGGACTTCTGGATCTCGCGGCAGAAGAGCCACCTGGTGGGGCGCTGGACGCCCCTCAGGACGAGGGCGCTCGCGAAGCTGTGGGACTTGGCCGAGCCGCGGCCGCCGTGCGCAGCCTTGTACCGCGAGGGCTCGAACAGGAAGTCGAAGGCCTCCGGTATGTTGATCTCTGCCACTGTCGTCTCCTAGTCCAGGTAGCTCTCGTCTTCCTTCCCTGCCGGGTTGCCCTCCCCGTCTGACTTGATGAACTTAATCGTCACGGAGGTCGGTATGTCGCCCCCGTTCGGGCCGCTGAGTTCCACGCTGGACTTCCGGGCGTACTCGGGGACGTTCGCCTCCAGGACGCGCTCGAGGATCCGGTCGCTGATGACCTTCTCCGTCAGGGGGATGGGGTTGAAGTCGTCGTCGAGCAGCAGCTCCTTGGTGACGGGGTCGCGGTGGTAGACCATCTCGCCCTTGTAGAGGACTGGCTTCTCCCAGCCCTCGACGGCGCGGCGCTGGGCCTCCTCGCGGAGGTGGTCGCGCCGCTCGTCGTCGGCCATGGCGAGCGCCTTGGCGAACTCCTCGTCCTCCTTCCGCCACTTCTTGCCGGTGGAGTAGTTGACCCCCGCCTGGAGACAGGCCTGCCGGAAGGAGGGGGCCGTCTTGGCCGCCTCGGTCAGGAGCCCCTTCATGTGGGGCGTGTCTTTGGTCGTTTGTCTTGCCATGCGCGCACTGTGCCGTGAAGGCCAGCGCGTCGTCAGCCAGCGACTAGCGAGGCTAGGAGCAGGATGGGGCCGACGACGGCGGTGGCCAGTCCGAGCAGGAAGATCGTGACGCAGAGGTAGATCAGGCCGCGCAGGCCGACGCGCCTGAGCGCCCAGTCGAGGCCGTCCGTCATGGCCTCCAGGATGGCCTCGATCCAGTGGGGCATCAGTTGAGCGTCCTTCCGCCCTGGGGCTTCCCCAGGAACTCGTCCAGGGAGGGCGTCGTGTCGGGGGAGGTCATGAAGGCCTGGCCGTGCTCCCGCCAGTAGGTCAGGTCGATCGACCAGTCGCCCTCGAGGCCCATCTCGGCCTTGAGCTCCTCGATCATCGCGTTGCCGGTGCGGGTCGCCTCGGCCTCCATCTCCTGGTACTCGCGCATCATCCGCTGGCGCTCGGCCTGGGTCTCGTCGTACATCTCCAGGATGCGGTCGGTCATCGCCCTGGCCCTGTCGCCCTGGATGGGCACGCTCTTGAGCTTCATGGTGGTCTCCTCTGGTCTGTCCCTCACGGTAGCGCCCCGAGACCTCACCCTGGAGCCTTCGTGTCAGCACTGCTCATGGGCAGTGCCGGTTGCAGCTGACGTCGAACTCGTCGTCCTGGCAGGCCGAGGGCTCCCAGCATGCTGCCAGCAGCACGCGCTTGACGGAATTGCGGTCCACGCCGGTCGCGTCGGCGACCCGCTGGTAGGGGTCGTACTCGCCGACGATCGCTGGGCGAAGGTCCTTCACCCCGTTGATGCACTCGTCGGCGTCGTGGCGGTGGACGATGAAGCGGGCGAACTGGCTCGGCCGGCAGCGGATCCAGAAGCCGTCCGTGTGCCTCTCCATCTGGGAGCGCCAGAAGCAGGCCGTGTTGCCGAAGGCCTGGACGAGGACGCGGACGCAGGTGTCCCTGCTCATCGCGTTGCTCGAGGGCCTGGTCTGGAAGTATCGGTAGGGGAGGAAGAACCTCACTCGGTCTTGGCTCATGGCCATGTCACTGTCTCCTGTCTGGTTGTCGTTGAGGGGTACGATGCCACGCCCCTCGACCGGGGGAACCCCTCGTTCCTCGTGCGCACGCGCGCTACACGCGCGCACGTGCGTGAGGCCCCAGATATAGCGGACGTGGGGGCCGCACCGGTTTCCAGTCTCTTTCGTCGTTTTCGGCCGTTTTTCTGACCACCCCGTGGAAGTTGCAAAGCTTGTCAGGCTTTGTAGGCTTACATTTGCCTCCAGCCTTACAGACTCAACTCCTTGATCCGTTTGACTTTTCAGGTGTTTGTAAGACTATTAAACTATTTATTTATATATATCATAATGCATGCATGCGCTCGCAATCCAAAAGGATTTCGCTCAAAGCATGCCTGAAGTGCCTTAATTCCAGTCAACCGGGCTGCTCAACGCGTGCTCGAAGTATTCCCGGCACTCGGCCAGAGACGGGATCACCCTGCAGCGAGCTCGAGGGGGCGAGCTGTTCCCAGCCGGACTGATGTCGAACCGGTCCTCAGGAATTATGTCCCGCAGCTCCTGCCCGCTCTTCATGTTCGGGCAGACCTTCCGCATCTCCGCCCAGAAGTATCGATCGATCGACCTGTTGTTCGCCCCGGGGTTTATCTTCGTCCGCTGACAGTGCTGCTCGAAGCTGTCCTTCATGTCCTGGAAGAAGGCCCGGACCTCGCCCTCCTCCCACGACGGGAGCGCCTCCTCGTCCGTCACCGGGAAGGGCAGGGTTCCCGCGTCGAGGGCGTTGAACCACCACGCGGCGACCGGTTCCAGGTTGCGGAGCTTCTGCTCGGCGAGGGCCGTGGAGTTCGGGATGCTGCCGCGCGGCTGCCACCCGGATATGTCCAGGAGCTGCAGGTCGTGCAGCATGGCCTCTAGGCCGCCCTTCTCGTACATCTGGGCGCGGAGCCTGCCGAAGAAGCCTATGTCGCCCTGACGGTCGTTGTTCACCCGTGCCACGAAGTACCGCCGCTCCCCGTCGGTGGCCGAGGCGTTGACGAACCAGTCGTCGTTAGAAGCGATCATCACGTGGAGGCGGTTGACCCCGGTCTTCATGTCCATGAACTTCTGCTCGTAGGCCATGTGCCTCTCGGTGATGAGGGCCTTGAGCGACGCCTGACCCTTCTTGTCACTGGGGGCGATCGCCTCGTCCGCGAACAGCATCACGCAGTCCATCAGGTGGGAGTTGAAGTCCCCGGTCACGTGCCGGGGCGAGGTGACCTGCAGGCCGTGCCGGCCGCACATCTCGACGAGCGCCTCGCCGAG